ATTACCTACTCCAATTAATAATAATACAAGTAGTCTTGGAACTGACTCAAATAGTTCTCCTCTTGGTGCTTTTAGTGTCTCTAAAGCATCTGAACAGGTATCTACACAAAATGTACATTTTGTCGATGGAGACACACCATGGTCTTATGACATTTCATCATCACCAGATGACACAACTAAACTCTCAGGATTCGCCGATGCAGAACTCGGTTCCTTCCTTGGTCGTCCTATCAAGATTAAGGAGTTTCAATGGACTCCGGAAAGTACTAGACTGTTTGAAGTTTTTAATCCGTGGACTGAGTTTTTTACTAATGTTGATGTTCTAGAGAAGATAAATAGGTACCGTAATTTAAGATGTAACCTCAGGATGAAAATCTTGATTAATGGTAACTCTTTTTACTATGGTAGAGCTTTGGTATCCTATAATCCTTACTTAACTGATGACAATGTCACCCTTAATAGGGGATACTTCGAGCAAGACCTTGTGGGTGCATCTCAGAAGCCTCATTTCATGCTCGATCCCACCACATCGCAAGGTGGGGAAATGCTCTTGCCCTTTTTGTGGCCAGAGAATTTTCTAGACATTACTGCCAACAATTGGCATTCCAAGATGGGCAGGGTAACTATTCACGATTTTGACATTTTACATCATGCGAATGGTGGAAGTGATCCAATTTCGGTGAATGTATTTGTCTGGGCTGAAGACGTCGTCCTTTCAGTTCCCACAACTGTTTTAGTTGATGGGTTGCAACAGGGCGTCGCACAAGCTGGTGAAGCCGATTATCGTTTAGATGCACACGGTTTTCCTGTGTATGTAGAACAGGCAGCCAGCTACAATAAGAAAAGGGGACCTTCAAAAACGATGGATAATACTCGATCCAACGATGAATTCGTTAAAGATGGTCTTGTAAGCAAGCCTGCGTCTGCAATCGCAAATGCGGCTAATGCTTTGTCCATGATTCCAATGATAGCACCCTATGCTAAAGCCACTTCCATGGTGGCTACTAAAATTGGTCAAGTTGCGAAAGTGTTTGGTTACTCACGTCCACAAGTTCTTGGGGATACTAAGCCATACGTTCCTCGTTATATGGGCAACTTGTCTAACACTGACACGTCTGAACCTCTCGTTAAGTTATCTGCTGATTCAAAGAATGAGCTTACTATTGATACAAGGGTTATGGGACTTGGTGGTGAGGATGAATTGGCAATTTCCGCTATTGCTCAACGCCCATCATTTTGGCAACAATTTGATTGGGAAGAGTCAGCAACTGCAGACACTTTACTGGCTTCAATGCTGGTAACTCCATCATTGGCTAGGTTACTCCCAGCCTCCCCAACTGTTGAGATACATCCCACAGCCTTATCCTTTGCTGCGCAACCTTTTAATGCTTGGCAAGGATCAATCAAATTTCGTTTCAATGTTGTTTGTTCTGAGTATCACCGTGGTCGTTTGAGAATTGTTTACAATCCACGATCTAACAACGCTGGTGCTGTAGCATATAATCAAGTTTATTCTACTACTATCGATATCTCTGAAGACAGGGATTTCGAGTATGAAGTCAAATGGGCTGATATTCGTGCTTGGAACATTACAGCTGGAGCGGAATTTCCATCTGTTCTTTCTACTTTTAGTACTGCTGCGAACATTTCAGCAGGTACTTCCTATGACAATGGTAGTCTTAGTGTTTATGTGGTCAATGAATTGGCCACTCCAAGTACTACCGCTGCTGCAGTTAAGGTGCAGGTGTGGGTAAGCGGTGGAAAGGATATTGCTTTCGCAGTGCCCACTGTAGATGGTCTTAAGAGAGTTTCATATTTTCAGAAACAAAGTGATATAGCGCCATACGTCGCACAATCAGAGGAAGCACCCGACGCCTTGGCAACATCTGCTGATGAGTCCAACGCTCCAACTTGTTCTAATGAAATTGAAGCTTTTGGGACTAGCTCAGACGTGATCAAAGAAGATAACCAATACTTAGTTTACCAAGGTGAACGTATAGTTAGTTTCAGAGAATTACTTCGGCGATACCATTATCATTCGTCCTATTGGCCGGGTGATGTTGGTTCTGGAACCAGAATGGTTTCTGTTGATTTGACAGATTTTCCATACTATAGGGGGTGGGACCCGAATGGTGGAAATACAGGATCCTCGACCACAGGACCCAAACCATATAATTTTTGCAATACTACTTTGCTAAATTATCTCACGCCGGCATTCGCATTTCGGCGTGGTGGCCTTCGACACAAGGCCATTCTTAGTGGCAAACACTCCGGCCGACAATCTAGTTCGTTTGGTGTTGGCAGACATGATCTGTCGGGAATAACAAATTCCATGAATGCTCGTCAGTTGGATAGCGACAAACCAGCTGATAGGAGGATTCAAATGTTAGAGACATTGCGTGGTTCTTTGGGTGGAACCGCATTAACACCTGTCCATAATAACCCTTGCTTGGAATACGAGACTCCGTTTTATACGGCAGGTCAATGTTTTGTTCCAGCTAGGAATATTGATTACTATAATGGTAATCCGCAGATGGGGCATGAACTCACTACAGAGTTTCAGGCCGCAGATAACCCAATTAGTATGCGAATTGACAAATACATTTCCACAGCAGAAGATTTTCAATTAGGACTCTTCGTGGGAGCGCCAGTCTACTACGTGTACGACAACCCTTCGGCAGAATACGATCCACCAGTTTTTCCAGTTTAGATCTTTTGGGTTCGATCATAACTGTCAAGGGTTACATTCTTATATATTATATTTTATGTTTACATATATGGGGGTAAGACGACGGTCTTTAAACGTCGTAAGAGGTTTTCA